TCAACTTCTACCGGGCCCAGCTACCAGGCTTGAGCGGACGCAGCGCGGACCAGTTCTGCACCCTGCTCGCCTGCGCCGACCTGGCGCTCGGCGACGCGACGCCTGACGATCCCCAGGCGGTCGAGCCCTACGTGTCGGCGCTCGTCGCCATGCGGCTCGAGCACGAAAGCGACGAGCTGCCCGAGTTCCAGCGCGCGATCGACCATCTCGAGACATCGACCGTGCTGCGCGACGGCAAGCCGCGCACCATCGGCGAGTGGATCCATCTGCGCGAAAAGCAGGTCGAGGCCGACGAGGTGCTGGGTGCCTATGGCTTGAAGATCATCTGGCAATCGCCCGGCCTCGATGAACAGGGCAAGCCCTTGCCGGTCGAGCGCTACCTGTTCGTGGCGACCGCGCACCAGGCGCTCGCCAAGCTGTTCGAGAATTCGCGCTGGCGTTCGCCGGCGGGGGTTTCAGGGGTATGGACCCAGGCCCTTGCCCGTTCTTACGCGCCGCTTGCCGACAACAATGGCGTGGCCGTGCTCGACCGCGCCGGCCAGCCGGTCATACGCCACGCCTTGCGTAATGTCCGCACCTGGCTCGAGGGGCGCTGGCAGCGCGGCACGGCGGTGCCTTGGGCGCTGGTTCAGCAGCCGACCGATGCACACGAGCAACAGCCGATGCAGGCGGGCAACAAATGACCACAAAATGCTGCACTGCCGCGTTAAAATGCTGCACTGCCGCGTCAGGCTACGGACTTCATGTAACATCTGAAGTCCGTGGACTTCGTCAATCGTTGTAACAACTTAAGGCCAAACGGACTAAACGGACTAAACGGACTCCCTCGCGCGTATATACAGCGCGAAACGAGCACCACGAATCACCCGCACCCTTGTTGTGCAGAATTCTCTTACGCGCGAGGCGAGTCCGTTTAGTCCGTTTAGTCCGTTTGAACCTAACAAGTTGAAGTTAAAGATGAATTCTACGGACTTCAGATGTTACATGAAGTCCGTAAAGTGTTGTGGTGAATGTCGGGCGAGAGGAAACTGGCGCAAATGGCTGAAAAACCGTTGTTTTGGCACCTTATCCACCGCGCCCGCTGCTGCAGGGCCCAGGATCGGTTGCGAACGCGAGGCGTTCGCAACCGAGGTGCGCCGTGATCGACCGCCGGCCGGATCCGACGCGGCCCGGGCTCACCGCCGCGGCCGAGGCCGTGCTGCCCGAGGCGCTCGAGGCGCCGATCGAGGCCGAGGCCGAGCAGCTCGGCCTGCTGCCGCTATCGCCAGCCCGCAACGACGCCGGCCAGGCGGTCAACCGCCATGGCCGTCCGGTCGGCAGCCGGGCGAAACGCACTGAAGCCTGGGTCGATTTCCTGCTGTCGCGCTATCGCTCGCCGCTGGTCGGCATGGCCGAGCTCTACTCGCGCCCGGTCGCCGAGCTGGCCAAGGAGCTGGCCTGCAGCACGCATGAGGCGATGCAGCTCCAGCTCAACGCCATGCGCGACCTGGCGCCCTACCTGCACCAGCGTCTGCCGCAGGCGCTCCAGGTCCAGGTCGAGAGCGCCATTCCGCTGGTCCTGGCGGTCATGCCGGCCGGCGCGCATGCCGCGGGCAGTATCGAGCAGGATCAAGACCTTATCCCGCTGCTGCCGGGCGAAATTGCACGCGGCGAGTTGCACGCGTCGCCGAATGGCGAGGCGAAACAAGGGGATAGCGCCAACGGGCAATTCCGTAGCCAGGAACCGCCGGAGCCCGAATCGCCGGCTGCGGCGCCGCCGGCGCGCGAGCCCGAACCATGAACCGCCCGAGCTGCTCGAGCCGCACCACCCGCAGGCTGGTCGGCGCCCCGGTCGGCCTGGCGGCTCGCGCCCGCCGGCCGGCCGGGCCGTCGCCAACCCTGGCGCGGCCGGCCGGCGGTTTGCGCGCCAGCCCAGGGCGCGGCCGGGGGGGCCTTGACAGGCCGCGGCGTGTAAGGAGCCCGGCATTCGACCGCGCCCGCTTACCTGTGCGGAAAAACTCATGCGCATGGGGGTGGGGGTCCGGGGCATGACCACGGTCAAGCCGGATCCCTTCACCGGGCCGCCGCCCGCCTCGCTCGACATGACCAGCTTTGCCTTCCGGGCGCCCGGCCCGGTGTGCAACGCGTTCTTCACCGACCGCTCGCCGGTGAGCTGCATCATGGGCCCGGTCGGCAGCGGCAAGACATCGGCGAGCCTGCTCAAATCCGTCTGGGTCGCCGCCGAGCAACCGCGCTCGCCGATCGACGGGCGGCGGCGCTGCAAGTTCGCCGTGATCCGCGACACCTATCCGGCGCTCGAGAAAACCACGCTGGCGACATGGTTCAACTGGATCCCGCGCAGCGCCGGCCAGTTCCGCGCCGAGCCGCCGCCGACGCATTGGCTCGTGTTCGACCTGGGCCCCGCCGGTCTGGTCGACCTCATGGTCGAGTTCATTGCGCTCGGCGAGCACCGCGTCGAGGACGTCATGCGCGGCTGGGAGGGCACCGCGAGCTATCTCAACGAGGCCGACCGCCTGCCGCCCGACGTGCTCACCTATGTGCGCTCGCGCGTCGGGCGCTACCCGCCCAAGTTTCACGGCGGCTCGCGGCCCGGCATGGTGTGGTGCGACATGAACGCGCCCGACACGGAAAACTGGACCTATGACAGCTTCGTCGCGCAGCGCCCGGCCGACTGGAAATTCTTTCGCCAGCCGCCCGGGCTCGATCCCCGGGCCGAGAACGTCAAGCAATTGCCCGAGGGCTATTACGACAACCTCATGAGCAATGCCGACTGGTGGGTGCGTCGTTTCGTGCGCAACGAGTTCGGCTACTCGCGCGACGGCAAGCCGGTGTTCCCGGAATTCAACGACGCGCGCCACGTCAGCGAGCACGAGCTGGCACCGATCCCCGGCCTGCCGCTGATCATCGGCGCCGACGCCGGGCTCAGGCCGGCCGGCGTCATCGCCCAGCGCGACGCGTTCGGGCAATGGCGCGTGCTCGACGAGCTGGTCGGCGAGGACATGGGCGCGCACCGCTTCGCCGAGCAGCTCGCGCGCAAGCTGGCCGAGCGCTATCGCGGTTTTCCGCTCAAAGCCTTTTGCGATCCGACCGCCGAGGCGCGCTCGGCCACCGACGAGGGCACCTGGGTCGAGGGCGTGTTCGGCGAATCCGGCATTCGCTTCCGCGCCGCGCCGACCAACCTGCTGCAGCCCCGGCTCGAGGCCGTGCGCGGCGTGCTCAACCGCACCATCGACGGCACAAGGCCGGGCCTCATCCTGTCGCCGCGCTGCAAGGTCATGCGCAAGGCGATGAATTCCGGCTACCGCTATCGCCGCTTCTTGCTCGCCGGCGAGAACCGCTACGACGACCGGCCCGACAAGAACGAGTTTTCGCACCCCGTCGACGCGCTGCAATACGCGCTGCTCGGCGGCGGCGAGTTTTTCGAGGTGCGCAAGCGCACGCAGCAACACCGCCAGCACGCGCGCCCGATCGTCGCGCGCCACGAGTTCGACCCGTTCGACCACCGGAGGGCCCGCGCATGATCGGCCTGCTTGTTACGCTGTTGATCGTCGTCATCGTCATCGGCGCCATCTGGTATCTGCTCGAGCTGCTGCCGCTCGATCCGACATTCAAGCAGGTGGCGAAAGTCATCCTGCTGGTGATCATCGTGCTGATTCTGATTTCGGCATTGCTCGGCTATCTGCCCGGCCCGGGCCTGCCGAAATCGTGGTGTTGAGATCCATGCCAAAATTCTTCTGCATCTATCACGGCAATTGCGCCGATGGATTCGCTTCGGCATGGATCGTGCGCCATGTGCTTAGCGAAGAAAATGTCGACTTCCATGCGGGCGTCTACCAAGACCCGCCGCCAAAAGTGAGCGGGCGGAATGTCATCATGGTGGACTTCAGCTACAAGCGCCCCGTGCTCGAGCAGATGGCGCAATCAGCAAACGCCATTTTGATCTTGGATCATCACAAGACCGCTGAGGAAGATCTTCACGACTTGCCACCGCCGCTGCCTTTCCGGGAATGGAGAAAAAATCCGGCCGGCTGTTCGGCGCTTTTCGATCTGACCAAATCCGGCGCGGGCCTGACCTGGGATTACATGTGCGTTGGATACCGCCGCCCTGATCTGATCAACCACATCGAGGATCGTGACCTGTGGCGCTTTGCGTTGGAAGGAACGCGGGAGATTCAGGCGAATGTCTTTTCGTGGCCCTATGATTTTGAGGTTTGGGATCGGCTGATGCGGACGCCAGTCAAGAATCTACGGGCCGAAGGCGAGGCCATCGAGCGGAAACATTTCAAGGATATCGATGAGCTGATTCGGGTCGTGACGCGCCGCATGAAGATCGGCGGTTACATCGTTCCGGTTGCCAACCTGCCTTACACGCTGACGAGCGACGCTGGCCATAAGCTCGCCAGCAACGAGCCCTTCGCCGCCTGCTATTGGGATACGCCCGAAGGCCGGGTGTTCTCGCTGCGCTCGCGCCCTGATGGCGTCGATGTATCGGAAATCGCCAAGCAGTACGGCGGCGGCGGGCACAAGAACGCGGCCGGCTTCCGCGTTTCATTCGATCAATTGGAGCAGTTTTTGCCATGAGCGGAGATCCACGCATGAGCAAGACCGACCAGGCCGAGCTCGACGCCGCATGGCCGAAGGCCGCCATGCCGGAAATCACCGTGCCGCTGAAAACCGTCATGATGCAGTGGCTCGAGGAAACCGCCCGGCTCAACAACCGCACCCCGGTCGAGGAAGTGCAGCGGCTGATCGCCGAAGCCTGGCGCCTCGACCCGCACCGGCTCGCCAAGGGCGCCAGCGAGCCCTACCGGAAATCGCCGCCATGAGCGAGGCCGACCGGCTGCGCGCCATCGCCGCGCTGTGCCACGAGGCGCAACGCGTGTGGTGCACGCTCAATGACTGGCTGCCGGTCATGCCGGCCTGGGAGGAAGCGCCGGCGGAACTGCAGCGCGAGGCGCTCGACACCGTGATCAAGCTGATCAAGCACCCAGGCATGAGCGCCGCCGATTTCCACAACGATTCGGTCGAGCTCGCCCGCCGCCGTGGCTGGACCTATGGGCCGGTGCATGATCCCGGCCTGAAGCAGACACCGCACCTGCTGCCCTGGCACAAGCTGGGTTATGCGCAGCAATCGCTCGACGGGCTGGTCGTGGCCATCGTGCGGGCCACCGAAACCGGCATCGCGCCGCCGGTCGAGGGCGTGGCGCAATGAGCGACCGGCGCATGCCATCGGGCCTGATGTTCCGCGAGGCCGCGCGCCACGCCCAGGCCTGGTGGGATTTGCGCGGGCGTTTCCTCATCCGCAATCCCGAGTTTCAAGACCCCGACTTGGGCGTGCCGTCGGGCATCCTGCGCGGCCTGCCGTTCATGCAGCTCACCCGCAAGGAGATCCTGCGCGTGGCGCCGGCCGGCCGGCGACGGAGTAGGCGCCGTGCGGGCCCGGCTCAGCTTCGATCGTCCGCGCATTGCCGCCTGGCTGTGCCGCTTTCCCGCGCTGCCGCGCTATCCGCGCGCCGATGAAATCGTCGTCGCGCTCGAGCTCGACGACCAGCGCCGGCCGGGCGCCCGCGGCTATGTCTGGTACAGCGCCATGCAGGAGCCGAAGGGTGCGCTGTGCCTGCATCTGGCGATCGACTGCCGCCTGCACGGGCTGTGGTCGCGCGAGGTGCTGCACGATATCGAGCGGCTGCCGTACCTGCTCGGCTATCGCTGGCTGTTCGCCGGCGGCATGACACCGCCGGCCGAGGCCATGGCGCAGGCCGCCGGCTGGCAGCAGGCGCCGGGCGGCATCTGGTACACCGAACTGCCGGGACTCTGGGGGAGTTATCATGGGCCAGATCATCAAAGCGATTCTGTCGCCGATCACCTCGCTGGTATCGGCGTTCACGGGCGGTGACAAGGACGAGGACCGCATGCCGGAACCGGCGGCGCCGCAGCGCGATGCCGCGCTCGACGCGCAGCTCGCGCAGACCCAGGCCGACGCGCTGGCCGCGCGCCAGGCTGCCGACGAGCAGGCCCGCGCCGAGCGCGAGAGCATCGCCAAGCAGCTCGCCGAGAGCGAGGCGCGTGAGGCCGAGCGCGAAACCAAGGAGAAGGCCGCTGCCGCCGAGGACACCCGCCAGCGCGCTCTGCGCGCCCGCGGCCGGGCGTCGCTGATCGCCCAGGGCAGCACCGAGGAAGGCGTCAAGACCACGTTCGGAGGCTAGCCCATGGCCGAGGACTATGCCGCGCCCGCCAGCACCGCCGGCAGCGCGGGCGACAGCAAGACCGAGCGCCTGATGAAACGCGCCGAGCGCGCGTTCGGCCGCAAGAGCAACTACTATTCGCTGCTGCGCGACACCTACGAATATACCCAGCCCGAGCGCTCGAGCTACGCCCAGGTCGGCGAGGGCCAGCAACGCAACCGGGTTTACGATTCGACCGCCATCATCGGCACCGCACGCCTGGCTAACCGGATCCAGCGCATTTTGTTTCCGCCCTATCAGCGCTGGGCCATGCTGCGTCCCGGCAAGGACGTGCCCGCGCAATGGCAGCGCCCGCTCGGGCTGGTGCTCGAGAAGATCACCGAGCGGCTGTTCGCCGAAATCCAGACCAGCAACTTCGACACCGCCATCAACGAAATGGCGCATGACCTGGCGGTCGGCACCGGCGTGCTGCTGATCGAGAACGGCCGGCTTGGCGGGCGTCACGACGCGCCGGCCTTGCGCTTCACCGCCGTGCCGTCGGCATGCGTGGCGTTCGAGAACGGGCCGTTCTCGACGGTCGAGGGCATCTTCTACCGGCGCAAGGAAGCGGCGCGCGATATCCGCCGGCTCTATCCCGACTTGCGCAGCCTGCCGCACGCCATCGCCCAGGCCGAGGCGAGGAACCCCGATCAGGAATTCGAGCTGATGCAGGCGACCTACTACGACGCCGACGCGGCCGAATGGAAATTCTGCGTCATCGCCTGGACGGAAAAAACCGTGCTGGTCGAGCGGCGCTATCGGACGAACCCGTGGATCGTCATTCGCTGGCAGCTCGCGCCCGGCGAAATCGAGGGCCGCGGCCCGTGCCTGCAGGCCATGCCCGATATCAGGACCTGCAACAAGGTGGTCGAGCTGGTGCTCAAAAATGCCAGCCTGTCGATCGCCGGGCCCTACACCGCGGTCGACGACGGCACGCTGAATCCCGACACGCTGGTCATCGAGCCCGGCGCCGTGATTCCGGTCGGCGCCAATGCCGGACCCAAGGGCCCGAGCCTCATGCCGCTCGAGCGCTCGGGCGATTTCTCCGTCGCCGAGCTGGTGCTCGAGGACATGCGCACGAACATCAAGAAGATGTTGTTCGACAGCCAGATGCCGCCGCCCGAGGGGCCCGTGCGCAGCGCGACCGAGATTGTCGAGCGCATGAAGGAGCTGCAGGGCGACATCGGCGCCGCGTTCGGCCGGCTCAATCAGGAGGGCGTCACGCCGATCATCCTGCGCTGCCTCGATATCCTCGACGAGATCGGCGAAATCGTGCTGCCGCTGAAGATCGACGGCCGCGAGATTGCCATCCAGCCGCTGTCGCCGCTGGCCCAGGTACAGGCCATGGACGACGTGCAATCCATCATCCAGTACGCGCAGCTCGTCGGCAGCACGCTCGGGCCCGAGGCGCTCAATGCCGGCTTGAACAGCCGGCGCGCCGCGGTCCGCATCGGCGACCTCATGGGACTGCCGATCGAGGTGCTGCAGGCGCTGCTGCAGTCGCCTGCCGTGGCGCAGATCGCCGGCAACGCCACCAAGCCGCAAGAGCCGGCGCCGAGCCCCATGACATGAGCGGCGAGCGCGACTGGAACGTGTTCGACAAGATGCCGCGCCCGCTGTCGCGCCCGCAGCTCGCCGAGCGCGATCGCCTCGACATGCTGTTCGCGCAGACCTTCACCACGCCGGCCGGCGCCGAGGTGCTGCGCCATCTCAGGGCGGTGACGATCGAGCAGCCCGCCTGGGTCCCCGGCCAGGATCCGAGCCAGGGCTTTGCCCGCGAAGGGCAGAATTCCATTGTGCGCGAGATTGAGCGGCGCATCGCGCGTGCAACACAGGGCCCGCCGCAGGAGACGAAGCGACCATGAGCAACCCGGCTTATTTCGATCAGCGGCACGCCGACGTGGTGAACGCGCTCACCGCGGCACAAAAGACCATCGCCGCCATGGAGGACTTCGCGCCGGCCGACCTGACCGCGCTCGGCGAGTCGATCGCCGAGTATCTCAACACGCCGCATTCGGCGCCCGAAGCGGCGCCCAGTGTCGAGGCCTGAAAACCGGAAAACAGTGTCG